AACTCCCCGTTCAACTGGCGAGGCGAGGGGTGGTCTTTCCATCACATCCATCAGTCCAAGGAGAGGGACATCCATGTCTCAGAACATGAACGACGCCGACGCCGAAGAACTGGTCACCTTCACCTACCGGGGCCGGGAGCGGCGCGGCTACCCCGAGGTGGTCGCGTACCTCAACAGCCGACGGGCCGCCCGGCGCGAGTACGAGGACATCCGCGCGGAGGCGGACCACGCCTTCCATAAGGCGGAGCGCGTCATGCGCCGTGAGGCCGAGGACGCGGGCCGCGAGTTCGACACATACGGCAACCGCGAAGACGGCCGGAAGTACCAGGAGGCCCGCAACGTGCGGGGCAGGGAGTACGACCGCGCCCGGGAAGTGCTCGACGGCGGCGACCACCGCGACACCCTGATCAACTCCCCGCACCGTGAGGTGGCGTGGATCGCCTCGCACGCCCTGTTCAACGGCCAGGGCGAGGAGGTCGAGGGCTACGCCCGTGACATCCTCGCCATCCTGCCCGCCACCACGGAGCAGATCTGGGAGGAAGCCAAGGACAATCGCGGCATGTGCGACGTGTTCGACCGCTTCTTCCATGAGGCCGAAGCGGAAGGCGTCTTCACCAACGGCGAGCCGCTGCCCGGTTACCGCGAGCGTGCGGCACTGCGCAACTACATCCGCCGTAACTACGGCGGCGACTACGTGCGCAACTTCGAAGAGCGGCTGAACCCGATCATCAAGGCCGTGACCGAGCACTACGAGACCAAGCTGGCCGAGGCCAAGGCCGAGTGGCAGGGCCTGGACGAAGCCTGGCGCTCCGAGCGGTCCCGCCGGGCCGCTGCCACGCGGGCCGCGAACCGGGAGGCCGTGGATGCTCGGGAGAACAGCCCCGAGCAGACCCCGGCCGCCACTCCGAACCGCTCCGTCATCTCCACCCAGTCCGCCATGACCGGCGAGATCATCCGTGCCGAGTACGACGAGAACGGCCCGGTAGACACCGTCAAGGAAACGGAGCACGAGTTCGCGTGATCGCTCGTGACGGGTTGCCTCAGTTCCACTTCATCATGCTGGACGAGGTGGAAACCCCCGAAGGGTGGCGCGTGTGGTGCCTGCGTCACGGCTCCCTGGGGGCCTACCTGTCGCCCATCCAGGCGACGCTGATAGGAATGCGCCACGACACCGACTCAGGGCTCCAAGAGCCCTGACGACTCCCCTCCCTGCGAATCTGGGACCTCCGGGGGAGGGGTGGCACCGCCCCCTGGCCGGGGTCATGAAGGGGTCTGATCCACCCCGGGTGTGCCGAAACGGATCACCCCCCCCCCGCCCCTGTACAAGGGGGGCGGGGGCCAGGGCCTGGCATAGAGCTAGCGCGCGTACCGGGTGCAAGTCCCGGCAGGTCCACGAGGAAGGGTGTCGATGGTGTCAGCCGATATATCGGCCCCCGGCCAGGGCTGGCTGGCGCTCCGATCGATCGGCGCCCTTCCGCTAGCCCCCCCTCGCTGGCCGAGAACGTCAGCGAGGGGGTGTCTTTGAAGGGAGAGAAGTGGTAGGTCGAGCACTCAACGAACGGCTCCTGGAGGCCCGCAAGTGGGGCTTCTGGGCGGGGACCAAGACGGCCCCCCGCCGTGCCGTGCGATGGGACCCGGTGCAGCATCCGGACGGGCGTCAGTCCTTCCGGGGGCGCAACTGGGTGGAAGTCCTCCCCCACGGGGAGGACCGAGAGCCTGAGCGGTTCTTCGGGGCAGACATCGAAGCCGTCGGCCCCCATGAGTGGCTCACGTACTACCCCGCAGCCGGGGAACCGATCTGCGGGTGGGGCAGGCCACGCCTGCCCGACGGAGGGATGCAGTACTGCCCCCGTACACGGGTGGGAGATGCCGCGTTCTGTCCCCAGCACATGACCGAAGTCCAAGGAGAGGACACATATGCCGAACACGGAGAGGGTCAGGACGCCCGACGTCCTGACCCCGAATGACTCGCTGTATCCGGTCGGGAGCGAGCCCGAGATGGTGCTCGTGACTCCGGAGATGGCGAGCGACTGGCTCACCGCCCGTCGCTCCCCTCAGCAGCGCAACATCAGCTCCTCCATCGTCGCGAAGTACCTGCGTGACATGCGGGAAGGGCGCTGGAAGCTGACCCGCCAGGGCCTGACCTTCGACAGCGAGGGTCACAACATCGACGGACAGCACCGCTTGCGGGCCCTGGCCAACTGCGACCGGGAGTCTCTGGAGAAGCACTACGGGACACCTGGCCTGATGTTCTGGATCTACCCGAACGAGCCTGCGGACACGTTCGACGCGTACGACCAGAACTTCAAGCGCACCGCTGCGCACCTGATCAACGAGCAGTACTCGACGAACATCGCCGCTGCTGCCCGTCTGCTCACCGCAGCCAGGGACCAGGACCCGTGGACCTTCCCCCGGCTGTCCAGGATCACCAACCCGGAGATCCTTCAGACGCGCCGGGAGTGGCCCGAGATCAGCCGGTACGTGGCCAAGGCCACGGTCCTGCACAAGCCCACCCACATCTCGATCCCCGAGCACCTGACGGTGCTCGCGCAGGCGGCGCGCACGGAGCACGCTGACAAGATCGAGGACTGGTTCACCGCGCTGCACCACGGTACGGACATGGCCAACGGGGATGCCCGGCTGCACCTGCGCAACCGGTTCATGTCCAACTGGCTCAACATGTCCGGGTCCAACAACCGGCCGCTGCGTTACTCGCTGATCGTCAAGGCGTGGAACGCGTACGCCCTGGGCCAGGACATCAACGTGCTGCGCTGGAGCCAGAACGAGACCATCCCGACCGTCGAAGGCTTCTCCTGGGAGGACAACGCATGACCAGCCCGAAGGGGTCTCTCAACGAGGACCGCAGTGCCCGCATGAAGGCCGTGTACGCCCTCACCCCGCGTCAGCGCCGGTACTGGTTCGCCAAGCTCCTTGAGGCCCAGGAGGCCGTCGAGAAGGCGGAGGACGACCTCACCAAGCTCATGGGACAGGCGTACCAGAGGGGCGTGAGCTACGACGGCATCGCTGGTGCCACTGGCACTCACGCCACCACTGTCCGCACCCGCATCATGAGCTGGGTCGAGCAAGGCAACGAGATCCCGGCGGGCGAATGACCCCTGGAGAACTGAACAAGATCAAGTCCGCCGTGGCGAAGGCTGCGGCGGACTTGCTCGCCCGCAACTCCAACGAGGAGACGACCGCCGAATCCTTGGCCGAGGAGCTGGCCGACATGGTGGCCGAGACCGTCGTCGAGGCGTACGAGGAGATCCAGGCGAAGTCCTACAACCTGGTCGTCGTCGCGCAGTTCGAGCTGAACGGGAACCACCGCTACACAGCAGCCGTCGGGCCGCTGTCCACGCGTGCGCAGCAGCGCGCACGGGACGTGGGCGAGCGGTTCGCCTGGGACTACAAGACACGCAAGGGCACCGGCAGGTACACGCTGATGCCCTTGATCAGGAATCCGTCTGAGGCGTGGGACGAAGCGCGTGCGCTGGAGGCGCACACGCTGGAGTACATCGAAGCCCGGACCGACCGGGGCTCGCTGTCCAGCGATCCCTTCGGCCCCGCCTGTACCTGCGGGCTGGATACAGCCCTGCTCCAGGAGCAGGGGAAGTACTTCCAGTGCCCGCGTCACCCCGAGGAGGAGAAGGGTGATCATCGATCTTGAACGTAAGTGGCGTCCCCGGGCCCGATGCCTGGGAGAGGACCCGGAGACGTTCTTCACCGACCACGCCCCCAACGTCATGTACCGGGGTAAACCGACCGCAAAGGTCGCGCTGGCCTGGGAGAAGGCCAAGATCATTTGCGGCGACTGTCCGGTGCGCAAGGAGTGCGCCCGGGATCATCTGGGCGAGGTGGAAGGTATCTGGGGCGGGCTCGACCCGGCCCAGCGTGCCCAGCTGCGCAGGGTGCACAGCACCAACGTGCGCAACCTGCGGGGGCCGCTGAAGCTGGAGTACGCCCAGTTGGCCGCGACGCTGCACAAGCGCAAGGTGGTGGCCAATGACATCGGTCGCCTGATGGGCATCTCCACAACCACCGTCAATTACCTGGTCGCATGGCACAAGGGCCACCTGGAGGAGCAGGCTAAGCGCCGTGAGGAGCAGCCGCTCCAGGTCCAGGAAGTCCCCCGCAAGGGGCGCAGGCGCAAGGGAGTGACGCGCGCACATGGCACGTCGGCAGACCCAGACAACGGAGCCCTCCAGCAGGCTGGGTGAGATCAAGCACCTGTCGTACTCCACCTTGGACAACTGGTTCCAGTGTCCGAAAAAGGTGGAGTTGTCCAAGATCAGGCGGGCCCCGGCCCGGCCCGCCTGGTGGTTCGCAGGCGGGTCGGCGGTGCACGAGGCAACCGAGGAGTACGACCGATGGACCCTCCGGGACCCGGTGAACCGTAAGCGGTTCTCGATCGCGGAGACGTTCGCCCTGTCCTTCGACCAGGAGGTCAAGGACATGGAGGCCCGCTGGCCCGAGACCAGCGAGTGGCGTCATGCGGGGCCGAAGACGGCCCCCGAGACGTACGACCGGTGGATGAAGCTGGGCCCCCTGCTGGTCGGTAACTACATCACCTGGCGTCGGTCGCAGGACTACGTGATCTGGACCGCGTCCCGCAAGGACGCCGACATGGAGCACCGCGAAGAGGTCGTCGGTATCGAGATCGATCTGTCCACGACCCTGCCCGGTTGCGATCGGGAGATCAAGGCGTATGCCGACCGGCTGTTCTGGTCTCCCTCGCTCCAGCAGATCCATGTGATCGACCTGAAGACCGGTACCCGGGGGCCAAGCACCGCGCTCCAGTTCGGCGTGTACGGCGCCTGCCTGGAGCACCTGTATGGCGTCAAGGCGGCGACCGGCGCCGCCTTCATGAACCGCCAGGGCGCCCTGGGCAAGGCGTTCCCCCTGGCGAAGTACACGCCCGAGTACGTGGGACGGCTCTTCGCCAACCTGTCCCGGGCCGTGGACAACAACGTCTTCCCCGCGCACAAGGGCAGCTCCTGCCGCATGTGCGACGTGGAAGCGGCCTGCTACGCCAACGACGGCCCGCAGGCGCACCTGTATGACCCGGACAGTCCCGACTGTCCGCCCTTCTAGGGAGAGGGAGTAGATGCCCACCGAGAGCTGGATGTTGCTGGCCGGTGCCGTATCGGCCCTGGCCGGGATGGTCCTCGCGATCACGAGGCGTCAGTCGTGGTTCTTCTGGACCGCTACCGGCGCTGCTCTGTGCGGGACCGGGTTCCTGCTGGCACGCATTGACGTGTTTCACGTCCTGGCCGCAGTGTTCGCGTACGGCCTGGGTCTGGCAGCCGCTGTTATGGCTGGCCTCAAGGAGAGGAAGGGTTATGCCGAGTAATCGGTCCACGAAGGACAAGACGATGGCCTCGCACCTGAAGAAGCTCGGTATCGAGCGCAACTCGGGTGCCTGCCCGTGGGGCTGTGGTCGCACCATCTCCAACGGAGGCGGCCCCCTCATTGCCCACCTCGGGCAGTGCAAGGGCTCGCCGAAGCAGGCGAAGCGGTGATGCCCGCCTGCATCTGGTGCGGGCGCCCCGTTGGTACCTGCGGACACCAGCAGTGAAGCGCTGGAAGGCGGCCACGTTCATTACGCTGGCCGCCTTCGGCTTCGTCCTGGTGATGATCTGGCTGGCATGAGCTGTACACATCACACCCTGCGCGGGGACATCTGCGCAGGGTGTGGCACTGACGTGATCAAGGAGAGTTCGTTGACCGACGACAATGCTGGTGTTGGTACTGATGACGAGGGCGTGGACTGGGGTGACGTGAGCCCTGGCCAGGGCGTACCGATGCCTGGGTACGACGACATGGTGGCAAACGCTCGCTCTGCCCCCACCTATCCGGACTACGGGCCCCTGCCTGAGGCCCGCTTCAGCCTGAACATGGCGCCGGACAAGGCGCCCATGATCACCATCCGGGCACAGACGGCAGCCGACATGACCTCCGCTCTCCAGGAGCTGGAAGACCACGGCACCTACGCCAACCTCGCAGCCGCCTGGGCCTCTCTGAAGGCCCAGGGAACCGTCGGTGCGGGCCTGGGACCCGTGAGCCCCGTGGCACCCCCACAGGCGCCCTCTGGCCCCGTGGCGGGCCCCTACGGCGCGCCACCCGTGGCGCCTGGTGCCGTCCCGCAGGCATCCCCTCCGCCCTTCGGGCCGAACGTCTCGGTCCCGCAGGCTCCGGGATACCAGGGCCCCCCTCCGCAGCAGCAGCAGGGCGGCTGGGGTGGCCAGCAGCGCAGCAACGGCCCCCAGGAGAAGCCTCGCCCGGCGGGCTGGCTGATGGTGGACGTGCCCTACAACGACAAGCAGCGCTTCAAGGATCTGCGCGCCCAGGGGACGGAGACCGGCAACTACCTGCGGGGCAAGATCCAGTGGGGCGGGAAGGGGGTCTACTGGCTGGAGCCGTCCATCGCGGGATGGCTCGCACAGCAGGGATTCCCTGTCACCCAGTGAGGGTGATCGTCACCGGAGCACGGAAGTGGTCGGACAAACGCGCAGTCTTCTCCGCTCTGGAGAAGCTGCTCCACGCGTCCGGCCCCTTCGTTCTGGTGCACGGAGCCTGCGCCACGGGCGCAGACGCCATGGCCGAGGAGTGGTTCCTGCTGGTCGGCCAGGAGCAGGGCGTTTTCCGGGTGAAGTACCCGGCCACCTGGCTGCGCGAGGACGGGACGGTGGACAAGTCCGCCGGGTTCCGGCGCAACGCGGAGATGGTGAGCAAGGGCGCTGACCTGGTCCTCGCCTTCCCCCTGCCGGAAGGCAGGGGGACACAGCACACCGTTGACCTGGCCCGCAAGGCGGGCATCGAGGTCATCGAGCACAAGGAGGGGTAGTGCTTCAGCGCGTGACGTTCGTCGCCAGCGTCGAGCTGGACGACGAGGGTTTCAACTGGGAGACCGCAAAGGCAGCTGTTCAGGATGTCCTCCAGGACGGCTCCGCGCCGCATCACGACCTGCGTGTGGCGCGCGTGATCCTCCTTGAGCACGTCGAGGAGGAGTAGTTGTACCGGCTCTCCCGGCTGGTGAAGCGGGGCGGGGTGGGGCAAGAGCCCCTGCCCGCCCCCTTCGCTTCCTGGACCGAGCGCGGGATGCGCATCCGGCGGAACTCCCTGCACCTGTGGGCAGGGCCGTCGGCCTCCTTCAAGACCATGATCATCTTGAACGCCATCATGAACATGAAGGTCCCCACGCTCATGTTCTCGTCCGACTCGGACGAGTCGACCATCGCCTCCCGGATGCTGGGCATCCTCACGGGCACCCCCATCGACAAGACGGAGGAGTGGCTGTCGCCCACCTCGGGCGAGCTGGAGAAGGCAGCCCAGCTGCTGGAGCCCCTGGACTACATCCGGTGGGACTTCAGTCCCAACCCCACGCTGGACGACGTGTGGAACGCGACCTACGCATACGCCACCGTCGAGGGCTGCTGGCCGCAGCAGATCGTCGTCGACATCGCCTCCGACGTGTACCTGGACGGACACAAGGACGAGTGGTCGATGCTCAAGGAACTCATGCGCCAGGGCAAGGTGCTGGCCCGTGAGACCGGTGCGGCGGTGCACATGGTGCACCACGTCTCGGACGCCTGGAAGCCCACCCTGGAGCGCCCTGTGCCCTCCCGGGGGGATGTCCTGGGCAAGCTGTCCGGCATCCCGGTACTGATGGTCAACTTCGCCCCCGGAGGGGACGGCGAGGTGCTCGCCGCGTGCGTCAAGAACCGGTTCGCCAAGTGCGACCCAAGCGGCAAGACCTTCCTGCGGATGTCCGTAAACCCCGCCACCGGACTGGTGAGCGACTACATGCCGGGCCTGCGCCCGGCCGCACAAGGAGGAGAGTGGTGGCAACAGAACTGAACTGGGAGTGGGAATCGCCCCCCGGATCAAGCAGCTCACGGCGCCAGGGCGTCAGCCACATTCAGGCAGCCCAGGCGTGCCGCGAGAAGCGGGGTCAGTGGATGCGTCTGCGGGAGTACCCCTCCGCGCAGAGCTCTTCGTCCACGGCCAACGTGATCCGCCGGGGGGCGACTCCCCCCTGGCGACCGGCAGGTGCGTTCTGGGCCCTGGCCCGGACGGTCGAGGGACGGCACTACGTGTACGTCCGTTACGTGGGAGAGGACCAGGAGAGTGAGCGATCTGCACCCGATGCCCCTGATGGGGCGTGACCTGCCGAGCTACAGAGACTGGACCCATACCCGTCCCCGGGTGTGGTCCCACCGTGAGGCGACAGGTCATCGCCTCTGGTTCTGGAGGGTGACAGACAAGGTCACCCACATGTCCTCGGTCCACGGCCCGTTCTGGACGTGCGCGGACGCGCACAACGACATCGGAAGGGAGCTGCGATGAGTGACGACTGGCGCTGTCCCACTTGCGGCGGGACAGGCCGCGTGCCGGTCGGCCCGGGAGACCCGGAGTGGGGTACCGGGGCCGACTCGAAGCTGTGTCCCAGCTGTGGAGGGAGTGGGGCGAAGTCCGGATGAACAAGCGTGCGCGCCTGGCCAGGCGCATCCTGCGGGAGCACCGCCAGGGCTGGCCGTGGCACATGACCCGCCTCCCTGGCGGGGTCCATCTCCACTGGTCCTGTTCCCACTGCAAGAAGTGGGACAGGGCCCTCATCCCTGAGGGGTCACCCCGTGCCTACCGCTAACGCCCGCAAGGGCTCGGAGACGGAACGGATGGTGGCGAAGTACCTGCGAGAGCAGGGCTTCGCCGCCGCCGACCGGCGCCTGCGCGAGGGCCGGGCGGATGACCAGGGGGACATCGACGGTGTCCCCCACACCACGATCCAGGTCAAGTACGTGGCGCAGCCACGGCTCCAGACCTGGATCGAGGACACGCTGAAGCAGCGCGACAACGCGGGCAACCCGTTCTGCCTCCTGGTGGTCCGAGTCAAGGGCAAGCCAGTGGCCCAGTGGAGCGCCTACATGCCTCGCGAGCCCAGGCCGTACGACCCCGAAGAGACCCCCGAGTCGGAGGCATGGACATGGATCCGTATGGACCTGCGGCTCGCGGTCGTTCAGCTCAGCGACATGATCCGGACCTGGGCCTACTCGGACTTGTACTCGCTGGCTACGGGGTCGACACCGACGCTGGTCGGGATCAGGACGTGGCTCTCTGCCCCGTCCATGGGGAACGGGTCCCGTCCTTCAGCTACAGCCTGACCAAGGGCGTGTTCTTCTGCTTCGCCTGCGACGCCAAGGGCACGGCCATCGATCTGATCATGATGATGGAGAACTGCGGCCGTGCAGCTGCCCAACAGCGAGCAGAGGATCTTCTTCGAGCGAGCGGTCTCGCAGTACCAGACCGATCTCGGAGCCGATACCAGCGCCCAGGCGTATCTGAGGGGCCGAGGGATCGGTCCCGAGATCGCCGGTACGTTCCGCCTGGGCGTCGTTAGGACGCCTCTGCCAGGCCATGAGGGGATGCGGGGCAGGCTCTGCATCCCCTACCTGACTCCGTCCGGGGTGGTGGCCTTCACCTTCCGCTGCCTCCAGGACCACTCCTGCAAGGAGGTGGTCCTGTGGGTGAACGACGAGGGCAAGGAGGTCCACTGCCGCAAGTACCTGGCCCCGGAGGGCATGGACAGGACGCTCTACAACGTCCTGGATCTGAAGAAGGCCACCAACGTTCTGTACCTGTGCGAGGGGGAGATCGACACGCTGACCCTGTCGTCGTGCGGCTTCCCGGCCGTGGGCATCCCCGGGGTCAAGAACTGGAAGCCCCACTACACCAAGGCCCTGGCCGACTACGTCGAGGTGGGGCACATCTTCTGCGTCGCCGACGGCGACGAGGCGGGTCGCAAGATGGCCCGCTTCCTGGCCAAGGAGGTGGGGGCGCACACCGTGCGCCCCCCGCAGGGCGAGGACATCAATTCGATCTACGTGAAAGGAGGCACCCGTGCCGTCCAGCAGTGGCTCGCAGGAGCCGTCTAGTCTCGATCGCCTGAGCGACTGGCATCTGAGCTTCATGGGGGACCCGGAGCCCACGCCCCACCTCACCGAGGCGGAGCACGAGCGCATCGCCGACGGGGAGCCGTACTGCTTCCGCTGCGGCAAGCCCGCGTCGTCGTTCTCGGAGTACGCCCCTAACGACACCGCCATGCGGGCCGAGATGGTTCGTCAGGACGAAGGCACCTACAACCCGGCCACCAATCGCTTCGCCTGCGATGAGTGCTACATCGCCATCGGTATGCCGGTCGGAGAGCCCGGCAACACATACGGCTGGAAGGCGCCATGAGCGCCCGGGATGAGATCTTCAACCGCCTCACGGGCGCGCTCATCCCCAAGGACAGAGCCAACGCCATGATCGACGCCTACGCCCACGAGCTGGCCGAGAAGATCCGGGCGGAGGTGACCGCACTCGGCATGGCATCCGACGGTGGCGCCAGGCACTACCGGGACGCCGCCAACCTCATTGACCCGAAGGTGATCACGTGAGCTGTCCCGTGCCTCCCGGCGAGGAGCACTACCCCATCACCGTGGCGGACCCTGACGGGGGCCCGCCACGCATCGTCTGTGCCAAGTGCCAGCAAGTCATCGGATAGGAGAGAGATGAGCCAAGGAGATCAGCCCGTGGGGCCCACCCCGCAGGGCACCTGTCAGCACCAGTGGGTGCAGAACCCCAGCACGCTGCGCTGGACCTGCGCCCGGGGATGCGGAGCGTCGATGTGAAGCACAACCTGCGGCGCGTGCTGCACCTGACCCAGGCGCGGGACTTCACGGTTCGCGCCATCCGCGCCTGGCGGCGCCTGCTGCCGGACTGGACGCCCACCCTGGACATGCTCCGGGAGCTGGACACCCGGCCCCATGAGCACGTCTCTGCGGTCCGTGTGGTGGCCGAGGGATGGGACGAGCGGGATGCCCGCTGGGACGTCCTGCTGGCCCTGCTGGAGTGGGAGCGCCGGGACGCGCTCAGGAAGTACGGCGAGGATCAGTGGCTGGAGGAGGGCCTTGATCGCCTGAAGGTGGCGCTCAAGGAAGAGGACGACACCGACCTGACTGAGGCTGACGTCGACCAGATGATGGCCGACGCCGAACCCGCCGTAGTGATCCCCATCACGGTGGTCAACAGCCACGGCCAGGTGCTGACCGAGGGCGAGACCACCGTAGAGACGCCGCTGAAGGCGGCGTTCCTGAACAACGTCAGGCCCATTCGCCACCTCAGGGAGAAGAACGATGCCGGAATGCCTGCACCCGACACACGTCACGACGCATGAGCCGGACGGTTCCCCTGAGGGCGGCTACTACATCGTGACCCGCTGCGCCGTCTGCATGGCAGAGCTGAACCGGGTCCACATCATCGGATAGGAGGGGGAGTATGACCGACAACGGATGCACCCATGCCAATGCGAGCATGGACGCCAGCGGGCGCATCGTCTGCAACGACTGCGGCATGGTGCTGCACGGTGGCTAGGTTCGAGAACTGCCCCGTCTGCGGGCAGCCGCACCCGTGCAGGTGCGGGCAGCCGGGAGTGAGCGCGTGAGCGGACATCCCGCCGACAAGGACAAGCCCAAGGAGCACCCGCCGCAGCACGTCCACGACTGGGTGCCCATCATGAACGACTGGGGAGAGGTGACGGGGTACAGCTGCGCATGCGGTGCGTACCAGTCAGCATGAGCGATCCCATGGCAGTGGTCTTTAGGACCTCAGACGGCGGCACCCATGAGATGTGGGTGCCGCCCGGTTTTGCCTTCGTCCTCGGGGCCGGGGGCATCCTGGTCCAGCAGGAGGACAACACGGTGGCGGCCATCCTGAGCGTCCGCCCCCTTCGGCGAGGAGAGGTACATGCCGATCAAGTTCACGAACACGGCGAAGGCCCTGAAGATCGAGTGGGCGAACGAGGACGCGAGCCAGACAGCGTCGTTCTCGGTGCCGAAGCAGGCGACGGACAAGGAGCAGGTGGAGGCGCTGGTGAAGGCGCTGGGGTTCCTGGTGTCGCAGACGGGGGCGGAGGTTCCGACCCCCAGGAGTGGTGCGTCGAGTGCGGCGAGTGTTACCCCGACCTATGCGACGCCCACCAGCTCGATCCCCCCTCAGACGGCACCCACGCCTGGCCCGTCTACCGGACCCCGGGTCCCGATGATGCCCCCGGGGTCACTGTCTGACCGGCCCGCCGACGGTGGGGTGCCGAAGAACCTGGAGTTCTGGCAGTCCATGCCCACGCTGTCCGTGCCAGAGAATCTGGCCCTGAACAACGACGGCGGCTGGGAAATGATCCCGCCCGGGGAGATGTGATGGACCCGGAGCAGGAGATCGGCGTGTACCTGCGGAGCAAGGGCGTCCAGCACGCCGTGCTCAAGGACATGCTCGATCAGTTCGCGCACAACCTGGCGGAGGCGATCCGCGCCATGGTCGCGGAGAACGTCAAGAGCTACGGCCCTGGCGAAGCTGACCAGGGTGCACTTGACGCTGCCGACCTGATCGATCCCGAGGTGTCATCCTAGGAGCGGTCGGTTTCTTCCTCTCCTCCGACCCATCCCCGCCAGGGGGCCGAGTCACTGCCCGGCCCTGGTTCCCCTGGCGGGGAACGGAGTCAGACCGGCGGCAAGCGGTGCGTGTGCCACTCCTCGTGACGCTCCGCACGCTGTTCCAGCCGGTCAATCTGAGCCTGAAGATGCGTGTGGTCCTTGTCCTTGGCCAGGACCATCTTGCCGATGTCGTCCGTCAGCTCTTCGAGCTTACGGCCGGTCAGCACCCACTGCTGGCTCACTCGCCACAGACTCCGGATCAGGGTGGCCACGCCGCCGATGCTGATCGTGATCAGCGTGATGATGATCGTGAATCTCTGGTCCGGGGTCATAGGCTCTCTGCTCTCCTGAGTTAGCTGGGCAATACACCCATAGCGATCAGCAGGACCATAACGAAGATCCCAACGAGCAACAGAAACGAGATGCCGTAGTACGGCCCTTCAGGCATCAGATGCCTCCGTTCTGGTCCGGACGGACCAGGGTCGGGGATGACGGTTTCGATGTGGTCGCCATGCGGTCGACGACGTTCGTCTTGATCGCGCTCAGCAGCAGCGCGATCGGCGCCGCCCACCACGTCGGGATGCTGGCCAGGTACGTGACGGCCAGACCAAGGCCAACCTGCGCGCCAGTCCATAGCGCACGCTC